TTTGATTTCTTGTTCAATTTGCTCATCCATTTCAACCATCTCTCCATCAGTCTGACGAAGAACTTTACTACGAACCCAATGAGTTGAATAATACTTACCAATATAAGGTTCAATAGTTGCAAGAACACCAAGTCTCTCATTCAACATTTCTGTTTCTTTCAGTTCTGCAAACTGATTATCATATAAGAAATCATATTGAATATGATCACTAATTCTATCCCAGTCTTCTACAGAAACAATATTCTTAAGAATGAGTTGAGTCTTCAACATGTCATTAAACATCTGAGCAAATCTCTTTCTTAGACGACCAACAAACTTGGCAAACTTAAGTTCATCTCTTAAGATTTCAGAAGAACGACCAAGATTAAATCCACCATCAGCAGCAATTCTTGATTCTGGAACTCCAAGTGCTCTATAAAGTTTCTTTTGGAAATACTCAATATCGGCAAGTTCTCCTAAGTTTTGTCCACCAGGAAGAGTTGTAATCTCAGTTCCTCTACCACCTTCTCTTCTAGGAAGCCAGAAGTCTTCCATCATACTCATAAATTTACGATCATCACGGATTTCTCCGGTATTCGCATCATAAACTTGCTTGTTACGATAACGATTCATAACATCACGAAGATATTGTTCTGCCTTTACCTTAGGAAGATTGCCAACATCAATGTAAAAAATACGACGTTCTGGTGCTCTAGATAATCTATAGATGACCAAAGAATCTTCAATCATTCTAAGTTGATTGAGTGCCTTGATTGCTTTATGAAGATATGAAAGAACAGAACCTTTATTTCTATCTACAAGACCTGAAGTACAATATGTAATTGCATCCTTTGCAATTTTAGTTCCTTTATTTCCACCACCTCCTGTCAGATTGCCAGTTGGATAGGTTGGTTTTGGTGTATATACGAAATACTCTTCAATCTCTGGGGCAATACCATTTTTTTGTTCGTCACGACCAGGAATATTTGGTCCAATAACATTCTTATCTTGCTTCTTCTCTTGGCGGACAAACCGCATCTTCATTGGGTCGATATACCTCAGTTCTTTAATTCCTTCCTGAGGATTTTTGAGATCGATTACCTTATGATAATAAAGTCTTCCATCAACATACCAATTTCTAAAAATTTCGTGCGACTTCTTATCAAAATCTAAAATTTCTTTGATATACTTAAATTCTTGTCTAATTGCTTTCTTTAAATTGTCCGTAGCATTTAAATTAGACAATTCAATTTCAATTGGAGAATCATAAAGATCACTCACAATTGCTTCATTTACAACATCTTCGATAGCACCATCCGCTTCTGGATGTAGTGACATCTCTCTATATCTTTTGATTAAATCAAATTCTGTTCTATATTGTCCTTCAATATCTACATATGAACCATAAAATCCACTCGCAATATAGTTATCAACCCCATCCTCGTTATTCACGGGGACAGGGGAAACTATAGATTTGGATTTCTTTTCTGTATCATCAATAGAAAAACCAAAAAGTTTTGCCATATTATAAACTAACTTAGACTACTATTTTATTATTTAGGAGATATTTTCACCACCTGCCTGAGCAGATGATCCTCTAAATGCTTCCCAATAATGAACTTGCATTTCTACCGTGAACTCCTGAATAGTATCAGTAGTCTCATAACTTAAATCAATTGTAGAAACATTGGTTGGAAAAATGTCCCAGAACTTATAAGCTCTAAGAACAGAACCATCACGATCAAGTTGATTTACAATTGCATCCTTATGATAGTCTGCTGGATTTGTAAGTCCTGTTGCATCAGTCATTTTATTGATTGAATTCATCCACTTTTCAAAAGCAGAACGAATTGAAAAATCAACGTCATTAATAACTGTAATTGTCCAAGTTTCGAATGTTCTGTCACCTGCGACCTTTAGAATTCTACCTCTAAAAGGAATATCTACAGGGGCAATTGTGGAGGCGGGCAATGCCGCTGCCTTCACAAGAAACCTTGATTTTTGGAGAACATCACTATCAATAGCAACCGCAGAAGGGAATGCTAATACAACTTCAAATAAATTTGGTCTTGCACCACCACCAGTTAATTTACTCTTAAAATCACTGATTGTTCTTACTGGTGAGGTATTTTGTTGTTGGCGACTAGGCATTTTTTTCTTTTAACCTCTAAATTAAACGTTACCGATTACTTCTTCAAATGAAACACCAGTTCTGGTGGCAACAAACGTAAGACCGATGAAGTTGATTGATCTTGCGGGTTTGATAAAGATATCTGCTATAAACTCATTATTATCTATAATAGCAGCAGTGTTATTTGTTTCATCACAAACAACAACATAATCTTGAATACCTCGTTTTGCCTGAACATCACGGAGGAATGGTTCAACAATATTTACAAAGTTAGTTCTTGTAATCTCATCGTTGAACTCAAAAAGTTGATCTCTTGCCGCAGCAGATATTGCATCTTCAAGGTAGATAAACAAACGACGGACATTGATACGATCAAATGCCGATGCTTTTGCAAGTCCAGTCTTATCACCAAAAAGTGTAATTCCACCACCAGGAGAAACAATAACTGGATTGATTCTATCAGAATACAATCTATCTCTTTGTGTTTGAGAAGGATTATATGTGAGTTTGACCGCATTTAATACTGAACCTCTTGTAGTTCCAGCAGGTGAGAACCAAGGGAAGTTATCAATATCATTACGGGCACAAATACCTGCAATGTCTCCATTTAGTGGGATATAACGGAATGTATTTGAGAATCTATCAAACATGTACTTATAACCACTATCAAACACTGCATAAGAAGATGAAGTGATTGGTGAATAATAATCTAGTACATTATTAGTAATTGTTTCATCATTCTCGACTGTTACAGTTCCGACATCAGTATCAGTGATGAATGCTTTTCTATATGGTGAAATGAATGCAAGAGCATCTTTTCTTACATTTGCAACTCCAATCAGATGAGTTGCAAGTGCCTGTGCACTTTCTTTTTCATAATTTGCAGATCCCATCATGAGGAAATCTACTTTATAATTCTCTGTGTTTTCAAATAAACTATATCCGGAAACTAATTTGCTTAGATCAACCGAAAGTGCTTCACTACCACTAATTGTATCCTTGCCATCATAATTTTTACCACCATCAAAAACTTCATTCTTATTTCCAGAAGCAGCAAATATTACTCCATCTGCTGTCTGATCCCATACTCCAGAAGTAGAAGTTACGCCAGTAAATCCTGAAGAATATCCAGTTGTAGTAACTCCTGCTGGTTCATCTCCACCAAAGATAAATGCTGAATTGGTCTTTAAGTAAGATCTCCAATAAGATGGAGATCCAGCAGAGAATTCTGCATCTTTTGCTTTAGATAGATTTAAGTGTTTCTCAAGAATAGTTCCAGGATTGCCGGTGACTTTACCTTCACCGTCAATCACAACAACATGAACTTCATCAAATCTAGATGCTCTATCTGCAGCATATTGTGAAGTTTCTGGACGACCTGCTATAGTATTCCAAGCTTGAGTTGAGGTAACAGTTGCTCCACCAACAGTTGAAGTAGAAATCGCAACTGTTTGTTGTGAGAACCAATCTTGTCTTCCAGTATATGAAGTTGAACCGTAAGATACTAATTGACCTTCACTATGAATAGCAACATTGCCACTATTAGAAAATGAGAATGATCCTCTTTCTTGATAATCTCTAGATGTTTCTGTTGCTCCATCAACTTGAGAAAGAACTTTTACACCAATCTGACCAACACCAACTTCAGTAATTATACCTTTTAAATGTCCTGTAAGATCTGTAACTTCTCCTGGTTCAATATTCTTTTTACCAACTAAAGTTTGGGTGATACCTGCACCAACTACAAGTGGTGCGGCAGTGAATGCGGTTGCTCCAAAATCAAGAGGAACAGTAATTCCACCTTCAGTGTTTGTTGTGGCTGGTGAAATAGTAATAGTATCAGTATTAGTAGAAATACCAATAACAGTGGTTCCTGTCGAAACAAAATTACCACGAATTTCTTGTCCGAGAGAGATTGAAGTAGTTGTAATACCAATCGTGGTTGCAGCACCGGTAGCAATCGTTGCTGATCTATTAGTAATTGCAGCAGTAAATACTGATACTCCAGTTGTGCTGATACCAGTCAGAATCTGATCTGCCTTACCATCAATAATAGCAACTCTAAGTCCATTTGCCCAAGATCCTGGATTCTTGGAAACAAATGTTTTACCGGCAATTACATTTTCGTCGTATTGAAGTTGATCGTAGTGCTCAATACTCTTAATTTTAATTGAACTTCCTGTGCCAACATAAGCATTTTGTAATTGATCATCATCTGCTCTCACAATTCTCATTGGAGCACCATATGCCATATATGATGAAGCAACAAGCCAATGCTCATAATGCTTATCATTAGAATACGGTTTACCGAAATTATCTAATAAATCTTTTTCTGATGTAATAACAGTTGGAAGATCTACGGGTCCTTGTGCAAAAGGTGCAACAAGACCACCTATTTTTGCAGAAGATGCATCAATTCTTCCTATTGTAAGGTCAACCTCCCTTACCTTTATCCCCGGAGATGCTAAATTTACTGGCATCTTGTGTGTTCCTCTCATCCAATTTACCTAAAAATATTTAGGAAAAGGGGTATTTCTAATGGGGAAACGGTGCGTGAATACTTACCAATCAGGATATTCCCATCTCAAATTACTCTTTCTACCTTTACTTACTCTTTCAACCGTACATTCTTTACACTCATATGAATATGATGATGCTAAGGTTTTTCTATCTTTTCTTGTAAGGTAGTAGTCATCTATTAAACTTTTAACTTCTCCACAAACTCTACATTTGCGATCAAAAAATAATAAGTGTTCTAGTTCTATCTCGTCATCAATGGACATTACCTATAATCCCACATATACGATCTATCTCCATATTCATCTGCATACCATCTATCCCCTGAATCATCTACAAAAGTTGTTTCACTATTAATTCCATCCTCAATAAATCCAAATGGGGCCATGTCCTGATCAATTTGATTCTTCTGCTCCTCATATATTCTCTTCCTTACATCATTCTCTGTCATCTCCTTAAAATATTCTTGTGCTACTAACCAGGAGAATATTACAAGACACATTGCCAAGTCATCATTACATCCTTCTTCTGCCTCAAAAGAATTTCCTTTTTGTGAAAATGTAGTTAGTTCTGATATAATTTCGTAATCAGATGCAAGTAATTTATCATCTTCTACAAGAGTTTTAAGATTTGAACATCCCAATTTTTTAACTGCAGAAGTTGTACGAACTCCAAGTTGAGTTTTTTTGCCAGAAAACCCTGTTCCCACTATCTGTCCATTTCTACCTCTCATAGTTGCCATTAAAATATTTTCATATTCCAAATCATATTGAAGAATACTAGCAACTTGATCACCAATATCATTAACCTCTATCAATAACCAGGATTGATTATAACCTTTTGCTACATCAAATATAATATTAGGAAATAACATCGGTTTGATTTCATTATTTCTATACTTTGCAACTACCTTATAAGGAAACTCTGTAATATCAAAAACAATAAATGCTGAGTAATCATTACCAAGTCCACGAGCAACATCAACCGTGATTAGATAATTGTGCTCTGGAATTGGATTTTCATAAACATCTAATCCGGCATTTCTTTGTATCGGATCTTCATAGACTAAAGTTTTGAGTTTTGATGGGTTGATAAGAGTATTAACAGAACCTAAAAACTCACATTCAAACTCAACCCGAAATTGTTGTTCCGATGTGTTTGCAATTGTTTGTTCTTTCCAAACAACATCTCTACCTGGAACTTCTGACCAGTGAACCTCTGTAGGAATATATTCGTTTTTATTTCTTTCTGCATCGTGCCACATACGGTAGAAATGATCATA